AAGAAATTAGTAGGTTCACTCTTTGATAAGAAGGCTGCGAATGTTGATCCGCCAGAACAAGATTATTATGAACCAGAACGTGGAGAAAGTCGCTGGTAATTTATGGCAATATATCAAGACGACAAACTAGTCAAGCGTGCATACCAGAAGGTATCGTACACCAAAGAACAGATTGACGAACTGAGAGCATGTATGGATCCTGTTACGGGCCCTACATACTTCATGCAGAATTATATGTATATTCAGCATACCACAAGAGGTAGGCAGAAATTAGAATTATTTGATTTTCAATATGATCTAATCAATAATTATCATAATTCAAGACGCTCAATAAACATGGTTAGTCGTCAGATGGGTAAGACCACCGTTGCAGCAGGATATCTACTCTGGTTTGCTATGTTCAACGAAGATTCAACGATTCTTATTGCATCTAACAAGTATGATGGCGCACAAGAAATTATGCACAGAGTTAGGTATGCATATGAATCTGTTCCAGATCACATCCGTGCAGGTGCAAAATCATATAATAAGCGTTCCATAGACTTTGACAACGGCTCCCGTATTATTGCAACAACCACAACCGAAAATACAGGACGAGGCATGTCATTGTCACTTGTCTATTTGGACGAATTTGCATTCGTAGAACCAAATATTGCAAAGGAATTCTGGACCTCACTATCACCGACCTTGTCGACGGGTGGTAAATGTATTATTACTTCAACACCAAATACCGATGAAGACCAATTTGCTGATATTTGGTGGGGTGCAAATAAGATGGTCGATGCCAATGGAAACGATATGACCATTGGTGTAAATGGTTTTCGTCCCTACATGGCAACATGGGATCGTCACCCAGAGCGTGATCAAGTATGGGCAGATTCCGAATTAGCAGCATTGGGCGAAGATAGATTCTTGCGAGAGCATAATTGCCAATTCATTACATTTGAAGAAACTCTTATTAACCCAATTAAACTTGGCCAACTTGAGCCAAAGAATCCAATCAGAAAGACAGGTCAGGTTCGTTGGTATTCAGAAATCAGACCAGAACTTACCTATGTTGTATCGCTCGATCCATCAATGGGAACAGGCGGAGATAATGCAGCAATTCAAATACTTGAATTGCCTACACTTGTTCAGGTCGGCGAATGGAGCAATAATAAGGCACCAGTTGAAGAACAAGTTCGCACAATGAAGAAGATACTTGAAGAAATTTATTCATTTGGTGCTAGAGATATTTATTGGTCGGTTGAAAGTAATTCATTGGGTGAAGCCGCTCTAGTTGTTATTCGCGATACAGGAGAAGAAAACTTCCCAGGTACGATGTTACATGATCCAAAGAATAGACTTCAAGGTCGTACAGGTCGTCGTGCGGGATTTGTTACAACCAATAAATCCAAATTAGAAGCATGTGCTAAATTGAAATTCTTACTTGAATCCGGTAAGATGAAGATAAATTCAAAGGGTTTGTTATCAGAGCTTAAGGTCTTTGTGTCTCGTGGTAATACATTTGAAGCAAGAATTGGTCAAACAGATGACTTAATTATGGCTATGATATTGGCAGTTCGAATGACAGATTATATTTCAACATGGGACGATAAATCACAGGCAGCAATTAACAGCGATGTATCTGATGGCACCTCATTATCGTCATATGATAGTCCGATGCCTATAATGATATAGTGATATAAGGATTATTATGAGATTATATGAATTTACGATAATAGATGAAGATATTTCTTTAGAAGCATCTATTAAGACTATTACGGATGTTATGTCTACTGAATTACCCGAGTTATATAGAAAATTAGGTAAAATGGCTGAGAACTTTGCGAAAAATAATGGCGAAGTTGATAATCGTTTTAATTTTATCTCAGGAGCTCAAAAGAGTACATGGTTTAATACCGTGTTTGTCAGGTCGCTGAAACCGGCATTATATAATTTAGCAAGGAATATTCCAAAAAATTTAAAAATAGAATTAGTTACATTTCTAGACAATACAATTGGTGGTAAGTTTAAATCAATAGAAGATGTTCTACCACATATTCTAAGTAACATCGCCCAGGCATTGAAGAACAAGCAATTAACTGCCGGTGTTCACGCAGCAAATTCGGCTATAGAAAATTTCTATAAGACCATTGATAGATTAAATGCCGAGCAAGATGATGATTTTGACGAGCCAGAGTCTATTCCTAAGGTACCCAATGTTATAGCACAGCAGAATACAGAAGTGGATAATATTATTTCTAATATATTATCTAGAATAGATAGAAGACAGGCCGGCGAAATTAGGAATATAATTTCTAAGAAGGACAATAAATTACAAGCACTCCAACAAGAATTAGCCCGCCGCGGTATCAATCCAAATTAATCTTCGATTATTGATAAATAAGCAGAATAAGGATTTTATTATGGTTGAAATGAATGATCTAGCAGAACGAGTATTCTCTCTATTAAAGGGAAACGGTCTGCAGGTGAAAATTTTTGATGATGCTGGGGCAGAAACTACCGATCCAACAGCCGGCCGTAGATTTTTCGTTGTTAGTCCAAATATTATGGTTACCATAGACGAGGATGATAATAAGGTTGAATTTAGCAAAGGTGCCGATGTAGATGAATCTGTTGCCGGAATTCAAAAAAATATTCGTAAATTAGCAGATCAATTTATGATGAATTCACAAATTAAAGTTTTTGGTAAATCTATCCAGCCACGAGATTATGCGTATCAGGCAAAGATGAAAGGTGCAGCAATGAATGAAGAAATGAATCCACACAGTCACCAGCTAGTAGGTGAAATCATGAAGACAGTAAAGAAGTGGGGTGGAAAAATCTCTGAGGCCGATCTATGTAGCAATACAGGGATGCATGACTTAGATCAAGCCCGTCGCGTATTGAACAAGCTTGTTATGGATGGCAAGTTAGCCGCAATTCCGGGCAAGAATGGACACATGGAATATTCAATCGCGGTTGATGAAGCAATCACAGAAAGTTTTAGCAAGATGTTTGGTTCGCTCAAAACATCGCAGCAAACCTTGGAAAATGTACGAATTTTGGTGAAGCATAAGACACCAGTTGATGAGAACGTTCGCGGCTCACGCTCGCGCCACATCAGTGCAATTTTCCTCGAATGTAATGGTGAACGATTCCGTTTCCCACACACCTATCTACCAGGCGCAAGAGCAATGGCTCAGCATATGGCTCATGGTGGTGTAATGACAGATAAGGTTGGAGCATATATTACGGAAAGTACGGGAAATCTATTGAAACTTCAGTCTTTTAATCGCTATGTGACAACTAACAAGCTTATCAATGAAGATAGTTCCGGTATTGTCGAAACCGTTAAGGAAAATATCGAAACTCTACGTACAGAGCTAAAGAAGCTAACTGGCGTAAAGACATACGAAACCGTTAAGGCTCGTCTGGAAACATTTGAACGCGAAGCACTTGCGGAGGATGACACAAGTCAGCTTAAGGATCTTTTCACTATTCGTCGCTTTGATGAAAAGTTTGAAGGTGTGTTGCCTATCATCAAACAACTTGTACAAGAGAAGGATACCTTCCACAAGCGTATTGAAGAAGCAGCCGCAAATGTAGTCATGGTTCGCCGTGAAGCAATAAATACTACACCGATGTTTGAGTTCGCGAGCGAAAATGCTCGTTTAGGATTCAAGATCAACGAATTAGCACTAAGAATTATTGAGAACGAGGAACTTGCAGGGTTCGTCAATAAGATTGGTTCTAAGCTATGTAAGGAAGGTCAAGTTAATGATTTTGAAAAGGCTGTATTAGGCCAAGTTTTTGAAAACATTAAGGTAGCAGAGAAGTCAAATGCTCCTAAGCAAGAGATTAAAGAATCTGCCGACCTTGATACTTATTATGATAAATATGTTATGAACTTCTTTTAAGAAGTTCTTGACAAACACACAAGGTTTTCGTATACTAGCTGCATACGAAGGCCTAAGCAAGTAAGATGCGAACGGGTACAACGCTGGCCCAAGTAGATCGCAGCTCAATTAATAGGCGTTTAACTTAAACTAAAGCAGGAATATATTATCATGGCAAAAACATTAGACGAAATCCGTGCAAAATTACAAGCACTAGAAAACCGTAAGAACCCAAGTAATTTCAGTGGTGGCGACAAGTCCACATATGCACACTGGAACATGCCAGAGGGGACATCAGCAATCGCTAGATTCCTCCCAGATGCAAACCAGGAAAATACATTTTTCTGGGCAGAGCGTCAAATCATCAAACTCCCTTTTCCAGGTATCAAAGGTCAAGACGAAAACAAGCCCGTTGTCGTACAAGTCCCTTGTATTGAAATGTGGGATGGTCCAAAGACCTGCCCAATTTTGAATGAAGTCCGTCCATGGTGGAAGGATAAGTCATTAGAAGATACCGCTCGTAAATACTGGTGCAAGCGTACCTATTACATGCAGGGTTTTGTTAAGCAAGATCCGCTGAACGAAGCAGAGAAGCCAGAAAATCCAATCCGTAAGTTCATTATTGGACCACAGATTTTTGCAATCATCAAGGCTGCATTATTGGATCCAGAAATGGGCCCACACAGTCCAGTTGATTACATCAACGGTGTTGACTTCGTAATTTCGAAGACAAGCAAGGGCGGATTTGCTGATTACGGCACATCAAAGTGGGCAAGAAAAGAATCCAGTGTTACTGAAGAAATGATGGAAGCAGTCACACAATTTGGATTAGTTGATCTTGCAACATATCTTCCAAAGCGTCCAAGTGCAGAGCAATTAGCAATCATCTTCGAAATGTTCCAGGCATCCGTGGATGGTGATCTGTATGACCCAGCACAATGGAGTCAGCATTATAAGCCATTCGGATTTGATTCGAATGATGATGCAGATGCAGGTGAAGGCAAGCGTGCTCGCGCAGCAACACAGACTACAAGAACTCAAGTTCCTACAACAAAGTTAATTGTTAAGGAACCAGTTGTTGAGGCTGATGACGCCCCACTCGAGGCAGATACTCCTAAGGTAGTAGTTAAAGAAGAAGCAACAGTTTCTGTGAAGCCTGAAAAGTCTCCACAAGAAATTCTAGCAATGCTCAGAAATCGCAATAAGTGATTTTTAACTAGGGGAGGCTAAATACCTCCCCTACTACCTTATTAGGAGAACCTATGTCTAAAGCAGTCGACTATTCAAAATTTCGTAAAAGTATTACGAAAAGTATTCCGGGCATCAGTTCGGGATTTCATGATCCAAACACCTGGATTTCAACTGGCAATTATGCCCTAAATTATCTTATCAGTGGAGATTTTCAACGAGGTATTCCTCTAGGTAAGGTTTCTATGTTCTCAGGACAATCCGGCGCCGGAAAGAGTTATATCGTATCCGGAAACATTGTAAAAAACGCACAAGAACAAGGAATTTATTGTATCGTAATGGATACAGAAAATGCATTGGATGAAGCATGGCTACATGCTTTAGGTGTTGATACATCCGAGGAAAAATTATTGAAACTTAATGTATCGCAGATTAATGATGCAGCACAAATTATCAACGACTTTGTTAAAGAATACAAAGAACAGGCACTTGAAGACAGACAGAAAATTTTGTTTGTTATTGACTCTATTGGTATGATGTCATCAGCAATAGGTGCAGCACAATTTGAAAAGAATGAAATGAAGGGCGACTTTGGATCAAAACCAAAGGAACTCATGGCATTAGTTAGAAATTGTCTAAATATGTTCGGTGATCTAAACATTGGTCTAGTTTGTACAAACCATTCTTATAGTTCACAGGATCCATATTCGCCGGATGATAAAATCAGTGGTGGCTCTGGACCAGTCTATGCATCGAGTATTGTTGTTGCAATGAAACAACTTAAACTAAAAGAAGATGCCGAAGGAAATAAAGTGTCTGAAGTACAGGGTATTCGTGCAGGTTGTAAGGTAATGAAGACAAGATTCAATAAACCATTTGAGGATATTGAACTTCAGATTCCATACGATACAGGAATGTCTCCATATAGCGGATTTTTTGATTTAATAGAAAAGAAAAAATTCGTCACAAAGGACGGCAATAGATATTTCTATGTTGATCTTAACGGAGAAATTCATAAGTATTTCAGGAAAGAATGGAATAGAAATGAAAACGGAATTATGGATTTAGTAATGTCTGAATTCATTAATAAAGTCAAGGCAAACGAGAAAGAAGATTCGGAAACAGGTGAAGAGGTATAAAATGGTTAATGATAATCACGAACTATTATTAGAATTGTGGGCTAGAATTAAATCTCACATTGCGCCAAAAGAAAGACTAGAAGTAGCAGACATACTTGTTGTTGTGTTTGACGAATTTGGTCTTGTTGAAGATGATTTATTAGAGCAGGATCTCGATAAAGAAATGCGTGCAGCCGCTCGTAGTCATCTATCAGTTGATAAGGACGAGGACGAGGAAGAGTTTGATGACGACCGCTAAAGAGTCCGGAGAATTACTCCTCGAAACAATCAAGAGCAAGGATGTTCTGAAATCCATTACGCAAATCCAGCAGTTCAAAGCAAGTATGCGAGATGTGACTGTGGGTGCCGATTTCGTTACCTGGATTTCAGAACCAGTTAATCTGACTAGAGTACAAAAGGCTCTAGCGGAAGACCTAGGTGTCCCTCCACGTGCTATGGCTATCAAAAGAGTATTAATGTCCCGTCCTCAAAGAGCATCGTTATTGGTTCAGGCAATGGAAATTGCTATTAAGAGAGTGCATCGGGTGTGAGTGAAAAAGACCTATATCAAAAGTTAACTAAAAGTCATCTCGAATGGAAACGAGATGAATTATCACGTCAATTGGCAAATGCTAGCAGTATTTCTGAATATATAGAGCTGTCTGATAAAATAAAAGAATTGAATGATAAGATAGGTATAATTGAGAAAGAATTAGATTTATGAGCTCGTGGTACTATAAAGTCACATCAGATCTCTCAAATATTGCCGACTTCATAGATTATTATGAAACAGAATTAGAGACTGCCCGTAGAGAATTGTCTCTAAAGGGTAAATCTCTAGAAACACATGCCGGAGAACTTCCCGGATTGGTTGAACAACGGTTTGCCCAATTACAGGAGATTGAAGCAGTTTTAGAATATCTAAATATCAAACTACGTAAAGAAAGATCAGCAGAATTTAAGAAATTCTTAGAAGCATATCAAAAATCTCTTAGTTCGAGAGATGCTGAAAAATATGTTGACGGAGTACAAGCAATTGTTGATTCAACATTGTTGGTGAATGAAGTTGCCTTGCTAAGAAATAAATATTTGGGGATTAGCAAGGCCTTTGAGGCGAAAAATTTTATGACAGGCCATATTATAAAACTTAGATGTGCTGGCCTCGACGATGCGAGTTTATAATGTCAGTCTGTAAATTAATAATTCAAGATGAAGTTAATATCAAGTTCGAAGGACTTGATGTGGTCACTCGTAGAAAACTTTACGACTCGGTAAAGTATTTCCTTGAATACGCACGCCATATGCCATCCTATAAGTTAGGCCATTGGGATGGTATGAAAGCATTTTGCGATATAGGTGGTCGCAGTTATATCAATTTATTAGATAGACTCCTGCCAGTGGTACAATCTCAAGGTTATGAAATTGAAATTGAGGATCTTAGAGATACTACACACGAGTTTATCTTTGATGAAGTAGAAGAAGATAGTTATTCAAACATTAAATGGCCTAAAGGACATCAGCGTGCTGGTGATCCTATTATACTTCAGGATCACCAGGTTGAGGTAATTAATTCTTACCTCAACAACCTTACTGGTGTAAATATTGCCCCTACAGGCTCGGGAAAAACACTAATTACGGCGATTCTAAGCCATAAGGTTCAGCCCTACGGTCGCAGCATCGTAATTGTTCCCACAAAGGATTTAGTAACACAAACCGAAGATGATTATAAGAATTTAGGATTAGATGTGGGTGTATTCTTCGGTGATAGAAAAGAATATCTAAAAACCCACACAATATGTACATGGCAAAGTCTGGAAAGCCTAGCAAAGCGTTCAAAAGAAATAGATTTAGAGATAGATATAAACGATTTCTTCGAGGGAGTGGTTTGCGTTATAGTGGACGAAGTTCACAAAGCAAAAGCCGATGTATTGAGAAAGTTATTGTCGACCTATTTGAAGAATGCCCCAGTAAGATGGGGATTGACCGGAACAATGCCAGAGGAAGAGTATGATAGTGTTTCCGTTATTGCTTGTATTGGCCCACTACTTGGTAGAATTAATACAAAAGAACTCCAAGACAAGGGACTCTTAGCTCAATTACATGTTAATGTTTGGCAGATGCAGGACTTAGGTGAGACCGCATTTGACAACTATCAATCTGAACTAAAATGGTTAACAACTAATCAAAAGAGATTGAAGTTCTTAGCAACCAAGGTTATTGAGATGTCTGAGAGTGGTAACACACTTATATTGGTTGATCGCATTGAGACTGGAGAAAAGTTACAATTGCTTATACCAGATTCTGTATTCGTTTCTGGCAAGATGAAGTCAAAGGATCGTAAAGACGAATATAAAGAAGTTCAAGAGGTCGATGGAAAGGTTATTATTGCCACTTATGGTGTGGCGTCTACAGGCATTAACATTGTTCGTATTTTTAACCTTGTATTGTTTGAAGCAGGTAAAAGTTTTGTGCGTGTTATTCAGAGTATTGGTCGAGGTATTAGAGTTGCCCCAGACAAAGAATTTGTAAACGTATATGATGTTTGTTCAAATTGTAAATTCTCTAAACGACACTTGACAAAGCGTAAGAAGTTCTATGCGGAGGCTGAATATCCGTTTAGCATTAAGAAATTGGATTATTGATGATCATTGATACAAGATTAGATATAGCACACATTGAATTAATTAAGATTTTCCTTAAGGCGAATGATTTGGTAGGTGTGGAAATTAATGAAGTTCCTATGGAAGTAAATGGAAGATTTCATATGGTAATTCAACTTGAATCTAAATACGAACCTACATCGCATTCACTTACTTTCATGGGACTTAGACATTGTGGAATTCTAAATATGTTAGATGATTTTCTTTTGAAATGCGGCGTCTTACACGATGCACTTCAACCTAAATCCTATCATAGGCAACTACAAGAAGAAAAAGAACAAGAACAAAATGAGGAATTTATGAAACATATGGCAAGAGTCAAAGGAAAGTATGAATATTCTAACAAATGAAAATAAAGCGTATAATTTAGATAAGATCCCAAATGAAATTGAGGACATACGCTATTGTGTAATGGATTA